CCTTTGTTTATTCATACCTTGATTCCCCAAACACAACCAGTCAGCTGACCTATCAGTTTTACGTAAACAATGACAATACCAATGCGATCTATATCAATCGCAGTGTAAGTGATGCAGATAACACCACAGGTAAAAGAGGAATAAGCACAGTTACTTTAATAGAGGTAGTAGCATGAGCACACTAAGAGTAAACAACCTAGCTACCACAACGGGTAATTTTACCATACCAACACAAAACATTGGTCGTACCGCCTATGCCAGTATGTACTATGCTGTGAATGATGCAGCAGTTACATTGACTATTTCTAGTACTGGTAGCACAGGCACACAGATGTTGTTTAATAATGCTGGACCAAGCCAAAATATAACAGTAAACACTGCTACATCAACCTGGACACATGCCTACACTGGTACCTATAGAGTGTACACAGCTTATAGGCAAGCCAGTGGTGGAGACGTATGGACAGTGTTAGCAGTGACCAAGGCAGGAAACAGTGTGGCAGTGGGAGTCAGTGCAAGAACTGGTAGCGAAGACAGCCATAATGAAAACTACAGTATTGTTTACACAGTTGACAGCACTTCCGCTACCTATCAACTGCAACAATGGTCAACAGCTGGTAAAACTGTTACCAGTGATTTTAGTGGTGGTAATCCAGGATGGACCAACTATTCAGCACTGTGCGGCAACACCACAGGTGACATTGGACGCATGGTTGATTATTTTGTAGAAAGATTAGGAGATTAAAATGGCATATGATTTAGCAGCAGCTCTATTGAGTTTGCGTCCTGGAGCGCAGTGGGCTCTAACCGGGGACGATTATGTAGGACTTGACTGGCGAGATTCCAGCCCAGCCCCAAGTCGCGCTGAGTGTGAAGCTGAAATGGCTAGACTCAAAAAACTCTACGATGACCAAAACTATGCTAGACAGCGTCGAGCAGAATACCCAAAAATAGAAGATCAGCTGGATACCCTGTTTCACGGTGGATTTGATGCTTGGCACACACAGATAGCCGCTATCAAAGCCAAGTACCCAAAACCTGATAATTCCTAACCAAACTAAATATCTAACAGGAACGATCAAATGGCCATACAAGTACAACTTAGACGTGGAACAACTTCGCAAAACAACGCTTTTACAGGTGCTGTGGGCGAAATCACAGTTGATACAACTATCAACACTGTGCGGGTACATGACGGTACCACCGCAGGGGGGACAGCGTTGGTCAGCACAGATGGTGCGCAAACTTTGACCAACAAAACACTCACATCCCCTACTATACAGGGCGTGGGCTTGGTCAGCATCACAGGTAATATTACAGGTGGTAATGTCACTGCCACTGCAAATGTCACAGGTGGAAACTTAATAACCACTGGCATTGCCAGTGTGACAGGTAATATCACAGGCGGTAATATTACTGTGACAGGGTTGGCTAATGTAAATTCAGCACTGGTAGCTGCAACCACAAACAGCACCAGCACAACTTCAGGCGCCTTGAGAGTTTCAGGCGGTGCTGGCATTGCGGGCAATATCTATGCTGGAGGTCTTGCTGAGATCACAGGCAACATCACAGGCGGCAATCTAACCACAGCTGGAGTTCTAACAGTGAACTCTAACAATGCTGTATCTGCTATTATAAATGGTGGCAGTAATGCTGTGGGAAACATTGGCAGCAGTTCTGGTTACTTTAACACTGCGTTTGTCAAGGCCACATCAGCACAGTACGCTGACTTGGCAGAGATGTATCAAGCTGATGAATATTACGAACCTGGTACTGTTTTGAGTTTTGGTGGACCCAATGATGTCACTATCAGCGTAGTTGACAGTGATCGTAGAGTAGCAGGAGTAGTGTCTACTGATCCCGCTTATATCATGAACTCTGTTATGGATGCGCCAAATGCCACTCCTGTGGCCTTGATGGGCAAAGTGCCAACCAAGGTCATTGGTCCGGTGAGCAAAGGTGATCTAATGGTCAGCGCAGGCAATGGTTATGCTAGAGCCGACGCCAATCCCAGTATTGGATCAGTTATTGGCAAGGCTTTGGAGGAATCCCAGGGAGGGACGGGAGTCATCAACGTAGTAGTTGGTAGACTCTAAGTTTTCTTCTAGTGTAGCAATTTTTTCTTGAATAGCCTGCATGTGCATGGTGTTCCAAAGACCTGGGTGCATGGGCTTAGGCCATATTCCACTATCTATCCAAGCATAACCTAGATGCTCGTCATTGAGCACTGGTACAAATTCTTGATCAACTTGACAGAAAAAAGTGTGATAGCTAAAACTTTGATCCCCCGATGTCCATTTCTCAAGCGGTAAAAATTTTGCGTTTACAAAATCTAGATTAAGTTCTTCTTTACATTCACGATGTATGGTGTCTAACAGACTTTCGCCTGCATCGCATTTGCCACCAGGCAGTCCCCAGGTGTTGGGATGGCGCACATCATTACGCATAACATATAGATATCGGCGTGTGTGTACGCTGAAAAACAACACACCAACTGCGTTTAGAGAATTAGATTCCACGATCCCCCCGGATACAATCCATCATAGCTTTTTACCCAGTCTTCGCCTGTCCATTTGTACTGTATTCCAGTAGTGATATTTGTCACGTATTGTACATCCGCCAGGCTTTGGCTGTCAAATACCACACGCCAGCGTTGACCATCAAATTCAACGATATCATTGGCATTGGCAATCAAAGGCTGACCGTTTATACCTCTCCAGGCAGTTGGGTTAGCATCAAAACTATATGGATCACCAAAGGGATCCGTGCGGGTGGTGTAGTTCTCCGCACTGCCAGTGGCCTCGGTAAACAAGTAACGTTGTCCAGTCATGCTGGAATCTAGTCCGTCTCCAGGCGCACTTTTCAAAGGATTGATCACTGCATCAATTGGTGGCAGTGTGTTTTGTGGCACTGTATCTGGATCAATGTTAAACAGCAAAAATCTATCATCAGCTGGATTAAGTGCCACAGTGCCAACAATGTAACTGTCTGGATCCCAAGGATTGTCCAAGGTTACATAACTGATACCCGGACGCAGTACGCCATACAAGTTGATCACGCTGGGCCATACTAGTTCATCGTCCACTGGTGAGTCGGGTGGGGTCAAACTGGTAATAGGTTGTGATATCACATCTTGAGGTTGTAGTATCTGCAACTGTCCATTCAACAGCAGTACCTGATAGCTATATGGTGTGACCTTGACTCTAGTGCCTAACAGTAGATCGCTGTCAATAACTGCATTGGAAGCATCGCCTTGTGAATCGTAGATGCTGGCAATAACACGTTCCACAACACCAAGTTTTTTGATCTTTGCTGGGCTTGAAATCCAAATTGGCAAACCAAATCTAAGACTACAGATATCAATAGGATCTTCAGTGCCCATGGGAATGGTACGCGAACTCCAGGACACTGACTCAAGTTCAACCACACTCAAACTGGTCCAATCAATATAGTTGTCTGTACTTTGTATTTCTAGAGCAGGATTGAACAAGGTCAGTATTTGTTCAAGTATCTGCATTTTTTGGTTGGTATTACTGGTCCAGATATCCAGAGTAATAGTAAGTTTGTAGGGCACAGGCATTAGACGTTCAATCGTAAACGCATTGCCTTGGGTGACCTCATAGGTGTCACTGTCTGTGTCGTAGTAACGCTGTCTTACATTGATTTTGTCAACAAAGGTTGGTTCTTGGATTCTGCCACGATCATAATCAAGACTAGAAATGTAAAACGTCATGATTGGCGTGCTGGGCATGCTGTTTGCAGAGTTCTGCTGAATAATGGTCTGCGCATTACGACTAGAATCACCATAACGCACAGGCACACGATACAAGGTATCTGGTGGTGATACTCCTGCTAGATTCTGTCCAAACTCCACTTGGAAGTTTGAAAAAATTCTTGTGAACTGCAACAAGAATCTGCGTATTTGACCGTCATAAAAGAACTGTTGCATAGGTTAACTTGATGGTTGTCCGGGCTTGGTAGGCGGATATGGCTTAGGCGTTTTATTACCACCTTGATCTCCATTATCAGCTCTAGGTTTAAGGGCTTGACTAAGACTTTGTCTACTGGGTATTGGACCAAGATCAGTGCTGTTCACAGTGTATGTATTGTTCACAAAGCCTGAACGCAAGGTATTGTTGTCCGCACCAGGTGTAAGGTTGGTGCGTACAACCTCTTCGATCTTTACCCAACGACTGCCGTTGAATCTAAACAATCTATTAGGGAAGTAATCTAGACGTAGGCAATACTGTCCAACTTCAGCCTGTAAAGGAAAACGAACTCCGGGCGTAACAGGCAAACCATTGGGCGCGATACCATCACCAGTGAGATAACCTGATGTATAACCATCTGCTCTTGGTGTTAGATTTTCATTGCTCACAGTACGACTGGCGTCAGTCTGTGTGTAGTCAGCAGTATAAGTGCTAGGATCAGCAGGCGATCCATCAGGGTTAGTAGGCAGAATGTAGAATTTTACTGTATCGTAACCACTCTTTGGTACTTCTTCTTCGGCCTGTACCAAGATAGCATCATTAATCTCAAGATCTTTGTTGCGAGTTGAAGCACTATCCGCCAGTGTGTTGATACGACTCTTTTCAGCCCAGTATTCAGTATTTGTGATGTCTATGTCCGCAGGTGTGTTTTTAAGAGCCACATAGTAAACATTGTCATAGTTCACAATACTGCCGGCTGGATAAAAATTACCTGGATCCCAGACGTTTTCTGGTTCAAATGGCTGTTGTAGTATGTCTTGATACTCTTGAGCATTGACCATGGGTGTGGCTTTTACACGCCAAAGGTGTGGCAACCAAGTTTGACTGAAACCTTCGCTGGCAAAAGCAGCATCCTGTACCACGTAGAACTTGGGCAGTGCTCGTGGAATGTTTGAATCCAGTGGATGGTAATCACGTAGATTTGGCACTTCCAGTACGTCACCGTTCATGATCTTGCGACCCAAACTGTCAATCATGTCATTGTAATGAAAAGTCACAAACAGTGTGTCATTGTTTAAAAACAAACCAAACTGGGTTAGATCAAAATCAATGTCTTGAGCGCGATAGACTCCTCGCATCACATACACATCTGGATCATAGGCTCTGTCGCGGTTTTCCAACAACAGCAGATCTTGAATAAACAGCGGGCTTTCCCCTGCGTAGTTTGGCATGGTAGCATCGTGCTGAGTGTCTGTTGAACTATCGCCCGTAACCTTGGGGCCTAGATACTTGTGTAGGTAGATATCTAGTCCGCCCACGGTGTATTGTTCCGAAATGGTTCGGTCCAAAAACTGATAGTCGCGGGTGCGATTTGGGCGGTATAGGCTTAATCTGGGCATTTTGGCTGTTCCTCGTAGTATTTACCGGACAAGCCCAGGTGTAGAGCACCTATCAATTTGGTTGACCAAATAAGCTTGGAATGCTATAATTACTAGGTGTTGAATACGGAGCTACTATGAACGCTACAAAATCTGTGAAAACAAACCGCCCACTCAAAGCAATGACTTCAAAATCTGATGTCAAGTACACTGGGTCAGAACCAGAATGGAAAGTGCAGCCGGACAGCGACAACAGAGTTAGTAGCTTGAGTCGGGCATTTGGATGGTATCACTATAGCTTTGGCAAAAAAGAAGCCAAAGAACTCTTGATTGATTGGCTGGCACGCAATGATAGATCAGCTGATGCTAAGGCCTTGGGGCGAGTGCCCGAACAATCTGTTAGCTGCACCATAGGTTGGCTGAGCCGAATGAATCTACGTGGGCTAGAACTCTTGGCCGATGAACGAGCAAAACTAGACACTCACATTGCTGATTTGATCGCTGCTGCTAAATCTGTCAAACAGGTAGTAGAAGAAGTGGAAGAGTCTGTGAGCAAGCCCAACATTCAAGACAGGCTGCGCGAAAAAGCCGCGGAAGTAGCAGGCGAACTAGAAGGCATGCTAGATGCAGTGATTGCCAATGATGTTAAGATCACAGCAGAACACAAACCCATAAACCTACTGCGCGGCATGAACATCAGTCCACAGCATATCAGCGTGGTGCGAGACAGTTGGATCAAGCATCGTGATGAATTTGCAGAAGCTGTGCTAGGCAAAGATGCACAACTAGCCGAAGGTTACGGTCGCTTTGGCAAAATACAACTACGCAATCTAGTCAAGTTTGCGGAGCAGGTACTAGCAGACTGCGACAGTTATGTGCAGATTAAAAAAGTAGAGCGAAAACCACGCAAGAAAAAGCCAGTGAGTGCAGAAAAACTCACTGCCAAGTTCAAGTACCTCAAAGAGTTTCCAGAGCTCAAGCTTACTTCGGAACCTGTGACCAAGTTAGTTGGCGCCACTGAAGCTTGGTTGTATGACAGCAAAAAACGCAAGCTGATTCATGTTGTGGCCGACAGTCATGTACAAAGCTTGTCGGTCAAGAACAGTGCTATACTGGGCTATGATGCCACAAACAGCATACAGAAAACTCTGCGTAAACCAGCTGAGCAAATCAAGGCGCTGATGAGCGGTGGTGCTCCTGCTGCTAGAAAGTATTTCAAAGATATCAAGAGCACTGAAACCAAGTTCAATGGGCGTGGAAACGAGAACTTGCTGCTGCTGCGAATCCGGTAAATACTGGATCAGGAGCGATCATGCACGAGGGTAGCCTAGAAACCAAAAAACAAGAACTAATTGAGTATACACAGCTTCAGCTGGGCAATTTCATGATTGATGTTGAGCTTGATCCAGCACATTATGAGGCTGCTTATCAGCGAACCATAGGAACCTACAGACAACGTGCGCAAAATGCCTATGAAGAATGTTACATCTTCATGGAGTTGATCACAGATCAAAACGAGTATTTCTTGCCCCAAGAAGTGATACAGGTCAAGCAGATCTTTCGTAGAACATTTGGTATTGCCACTGGACCTTTTAGTTCGGCTTTTGATCCTTTTAGCCAGGCTCAGATGCAGGTTTATCTCATGAACTTCAACCAAAGCGGCGGCCTAGCCACATACGATTTTTACACTCAGTATGTTGAGCTAGCAGCACGTATGTTTGGTGGCTTTATCAACTTTACCTGGAATCCTGTGACCAAGAAGTTGCAACTGATACGTGATCCCAAAGGCTCCGGAGAACAGGTGTTGCTGTGGGTGTATCAACTCAAGCCCGAGGTGCAACTGTTGTCAGACTATCAAATCAGTCAATGGATTAGGGACTATATGGTAGCTGCCAGCAAAATGATGGTAGGCGAGGCTCGTGAAAAATTTGCCACCATAGCAGGACCCGGTGGCGGCACCACACTCAACGGTACAGCAATGAAAGCCGAAGCACAGACACAAATGGATGCTTTGGTCGAACAGCTCAAAAACTACGTAGACGGATCACAGCCCTTGACCTGGGTGATTGGTTGATCTAGTCTTTGACTTTACCACAACTTCTGTTATAATACTTCTATGCATCTCATGATTGACATAGAAACTCTAGCCACCGCTCCAGAAGCCACAATCCTTACTGTGGCAGCACAGGCCTTTGACCCCCTAGGACAGGGTTACTACGACTCTAACTACTATGCCAGGGTGGATCTTGAAAGTCAATCCAATCGTAGCATAGAACAAGGAACACTGGATTGGTGGGCCAAGCAAAGTGACTTTGCTAGAGAAGAAGCCTTTGCTGAAGACAATCGTAAGCCTCTGGACCAAGTGCTGGACGAACTGGGCAAACTTATTTGGAAAAGCAGTGCTATCTGGGCCAATGGGCCAACCTTTGACATGACTATTTTGGAGCATGCGTACAAGAGCTATCAAAAGCCCTTGCCCTGGCAGTACTACAAGGTACGAGACTGCCGTACTGTGTATATGCTGTGGCCCAATGAAAAATTTAACGACACACCAGTTGCTCCAATGTTGATTAATAATCAAGCGCACCGGCCCGCAAGCCACCATGCTCTTGACGACTGTCGCAGACAGATTGATTTACTGCAAGAAACACTCCGGCGTATTGGTATAAAGGACATGGCATGATAGTAGGGTTCGTGGGATTAATTGGGTCAGGTAAAGACACTGCTGCTGATTATTTGGTAAACTTTCATGGTTTTAGACGTGACAGTTTTGCAAACACACTCAAAGATGCTGTGAGTGCGGTGTTTGGCTGGGATCGAGTGATGTTGGAAGGACGCACAGCAGAAAGTCGAGCCTGGAGAGAAAAAGTTGATCCCTGGTGGAGCCAGAGATTAGGCATGCCGGATCTAACTCCTCGTTGGATATTGCAAAACTGGGGCACAGAAGTGTGCCGCCAGGGATTTCATGATGACATCTGGATAGCCAGTTTAGAAAACAAACTTCACACCAGCAGTGATCACGTGGTGATTTCTGACGTGCGTTTTCCTAATGAAATAGCTGCAATTCGCAGGGCCGGTGGACGCATCTATTGGATCAAACGCGGCGACCTGCCCAAATGGTACCAGTGTGCGCTCAAGGAAAATACCACTGGAGAAGACGATCAGTGGTTACTGGAAGACGCCCATGAACTCATGGCGCAGCGTTTTCCAGACGTACATCACAGCGAGTGGGCCTGGATAGGACAGCGGTTTGATGCTGAGCTTGACAACAATGGTTCTATACAAGATCTTTACCAGCAGCTTAAAAGTCTGGTTCAAGATCACCACGCCGCCAAGGACGGTCTTGCCGTTTGATATCCTCTACACAGTTTCTACACACACTGCGAAGGTTGCGGTGTTCTACGTTGTTTAGATCCCCGTCTATGTGATACACTAGGATCTGGCTGGCTATGCGGGCTTTGAATCCGCACAAGTCGCAGATTGATTTCTTTTTGTATCCCTGCTTTTTCCACTTGGGCTCTCTTGGCTTGAGTTTCTTGTGTTTTCTCGAACAAGTATCACACTTGCTACGATAGTGTACTGTGTCTTGACTATGATAATTCACGGCACAAGGTCTTTGTTGGCACACAGTGCATATAGGACGTTTCATGTGAGTATTTACTAGCGGACCTTTGCAAAGGGCAACGTATCTCAGCAGTTTTTGGTGTTTCCGATAAATATCAATAACTTGTAAAAGGAACCATCAACATGGCACTTACATCACCTGGCGTAGAAGTTACCGTTATTGACGAAAGTAACTACATCCCTGCAGCCACCAATACCGTACCGTTTATCATGATAGCCACTGCCCAGAACAAAATTTCTGGCACTGGCGTCGGCGTAGCACCTGGAACACTAGCGGCAAACGCTAACCGTGTGTACACTATCACAAGTCAGCGTGACTTAGCCGCTACTTTTGGTGTACCATTCTTCTATCAAACATCAGCTGGAACACCAATCAATGGATACGAACTCAATGAATATGGCCTAATGGCTGCATATTCATGCCTGGGTATCAGTAACCGTGCTTATGTTCAGCGTGCTGACGTTGACCTAGCAGAACTCACTGCTACACTGGTACGCCCCACTGGCGATCCTGACAATGGCACTTTCTGGTTTGACACAGCAACCACTCGCTGGGGCATCTTCCAATGGAACCTGGCCACAGGCACCTTTAGTGAAATCACTCCGATTGTGATCACAAGCACTGATCAGCTTGAGCCAGCACCTAGCACACTGCCACTTCAATCAATTGGCACAATTGGTAGCTATGCTATCAATGCCTTGAATGCGAACAATCCTGTTTACTACAAGAACTCAGTGAATGACTGGGTATTGGTTGGTAGTGATCCATGGAAACTGAGCTGGCCAACTGTACAGGGTAACCTGGCTCCAGTATCACTGACTCCAAACACCGTTTTCACAGTAAACGATGTGCCAATCAATATTTCAGTGGCACCAAACAACACAATCACTGACGTGGTAACTGCTATCAATGCTGCTAGCATCACTGGTGTTACAGCCGCAGAAGTTGACGGACGCTTGACAATCTATGCAGATAGTCAGGCCACAAGTGATGGTTCAACAGCCAATGGTGGTATTGTTACATTGTACAATGTAACAGGCAATCCGCTGGGCGAACTTGGAATTACTCCAAGATCATATTATGCTCCTGCACTACAACAGAGTCCTAACTTCCAGGTACCTCGCTGGCGTGAAACTGATGCTGAGCCCAAGGCCACTGGCAGTGTATGGAACAAAACAACTGCAAGCAATCTTGGTGCTAATCTTGTGATCAAACGCTATGACAGCGTGTTGGGCGCATTTGTTCAGCAAGGCTGTCCAATCTATTCCAGCGACCAAGCTGCTAACAAAGCACTTGATCCTGCAGGCGGTGGACAAAATATTCCTGCTAACTCAACCTATGCAGTTACCAATGTTGAACAAGACGAAACATTTACACTAGAAATTCTAAAACGCCTGGCCACAGGACCAACCAATGCCACAGGTAGCGAAATTGATCCAGTGTTTATCAATGGCACATCATTTACAATTCAAGCCAGCACTGCCAACAGCGATACATTAACAAACCCTGTGACAGTGGTTATTAATGGATCTACCCCAGCAGCTTTTGTGACTGCTGTGAGTGCAGCCAACGTGCCCAAGGTGTCGGCTTCGGTAAACGCCAATGGTCAAATGGTTCTTACACATGCACTAGGCGGTGTGATAGTGGTTGAAGATGTCAGCGGTACACCTCTACTGACTGCTGGTTTTGACCAGTCAATCAATGCTAGAGCCAACCCAGATGGTTCATATACTTTGAGCAACTGGGTTGAGTTTGACTACACAGCCAGCGACAACGCACCTGATCAAGATCCAGCCAATGGACGTCTATGGTACTATTCCGCTGTTGATCAAGCAGATATCATGATCAATGGTGACAACGGATGGCAAGGTTATCAAAACGTCACCAATGATGTGCGAGGCTTTAACCTAAGCTTGACCAATGCAACTGGTCCACAGTTCAGCACCACAGCTCCAACCACACAAAATGATGTGGCTCAGAGTCCACTGGTGTATGGTGATCTTTGGATTGATACCAGCGACCTAGAAAACTATCCACAGCTCTACCGCTGGGAAAATGTTGATGGTGAAGATCAATGGGTCAAGATCAGCAACGCTGATCAAACCACAGAAAATGGTATTCTATTTGCAGATGCACGTTGGGGCACAAATGGATCAGTGAATCCAATCACTGATGCTATTCCAAGTATTGTGAGTCTGTTGACTTCGGATTATCTGGATCTTGATGCACCTGATCCTGATCTATATCCCACAGGCATGCTGTTGTTTAACACACGTCGTTCGGGATTCAATGTCAAGAGATTTGCAGTCAATTACTTCAACCCAACTGACTATCCAGATGTAACTCTGCCAGCTGAAAGAAATGCATGGGTTAGTGCCAGCGGACTTAAGAACGACGGTAGCCCATACATGGGACGTCAAGCACAGCGTGCCTTGGTCGTACAGGCATTGAAAGCAGGCATTGATTCAAACACACAACTTCGTGAAGAACAGTTGGTATATCAGCTGATTGCTACTCCACAGTATCCAGAACTTGCTGTGAACATGGTGGCCTTAAACAACGAGCGTAACAACACTGGTTTTGTGTTGGTTGACACACCTCTGCGTCTAAGTCCAGAAGGCACTGGTATCACTGATTGGGTAACTGACAACAACGGTGAAGGCTTGCCTACTGGTGATGGATTGAACACTGCTAATCAATACATGGCAACGTTCTATCCCAGCTGTCAGACTACTGATCTCAGCGGCAACCCAATTGTGCAGCCAGCTACTCACATGATGCTGCGTACATTTATTCGTAACGACGAAGTGGCTTTCCCCTGGATGGCACCTGCTGGTACACGTCGTGGTCTAGTAGACAATGCAGATCGCATTGGTTATATCAATGCTCAAACTGGTGAGTTTGTACAACTTGGTGTGCGTCAAGGCCTGAGAGATGTGTTGTATGAAAACGCTATCAACCCAATTACCTTTATTCCAGGTGTGGGCATCACTAACTTTGGTAATAAGACAGCTACCAGCATTAGCTCTGCTCTAAATCGTATCAATGTAGCCCGTTTGGTTGCATTTATCCGTGGCAGACTAGAGCAAATTGGTAAACAGTTCTTGTTTGAACCAAATGATCAAATCACACGAGACGAAATCAAGAATAGCTGTGAAAGTCTCATGATTGACCTTGTGGCCAAGCGTGGTGTATATGATTATCTTGTGGTATGCGATCTCAGCAACAACACACCAGCCACAATTGATCGTAACGAGCTCTATGTAGATATTGCTATTGAACCTGTTAAAGCAGTTGAATTTATCTACATTCCGCTGCGAATCAAGAACACTGGTGAAATCAGTGCTGGACAAACAGCATCAGCACAGGCTATCTAATAGAATATGGACATGATTTTCCAGGATTGTTGTGCCATAAATACTGTATATAGGAGATAAACATGGCCGTATCATCGCTAACAAGAATGACAGTGCCACTGGCCAGCGATCAAAGTTCATCGACCCAGGGCCTGTTAATGCCCAAACTAAAGTATCGCTTTAGAGTGATATTTGAAGGTTTGGGTGTGAGCACACCGCGTACTGAACTTACCAAGCAGGTTATTGATTTTACCCGCCCCGAGGTTACCTTTGAGGAAATCTTGGTGCCAATCTATAACAGCACTTTGAAACTAGCTGGCAAGCACAGCTGGAGTGACGTCACAGTTAACCTACGTGACGATGCAGGTGGTAATGTTCAAAAACGTGTTGGTGAGCAACTACAGAAACAACTAGATTTCATGGAACAGGCATCAGCTGCATCTGGTATTGATTATAAATTTACCACACGTTGCGAGATCCTAGACGGCGGCAATGGTACCAGTGCTCCAGTGGTTCTTGAAACCTGGGAAATTTACGGTTGCTACCTAAAAGGCGTCAACTACAATGATCTAAACTATGGATCAAGCGAAGCTGTAACAATTACTATGACCATGGCATTTGACAATGCTCTGCAGACACCAATTGGTTCTGGCGTTGGCGCAACCATTGGACGAACAGTTGGCGATGTAATCACTGGATCACTAACGGGCGCTCCAGCAGCGTAAACCATAGATGGCAGCTTCTTGGGGTCAAGACTTCCTTAAAGGATTCGTTGGTGTTGATTCCTTTAGAGACTACAAACATGCCAGCAAAGTATTCCGTACAAACGGATACGAGCTGGCTCCTCGTTTTAAGTTTCTTTATCATGTAAGCTTCACAATCAATGCGGCCAACATACCACAAATGTTTGGTCCCACTGGTGCTTTTAGTAACACCGACGTTTCTAATCTTGGCTTAACAGTTAAAAACATTCAACTTCCGCAGTACGAACTAGCAGTAAACACTCTAAATCAATACAACCGTAAACGACTGGTGCAAACCAAGATCAACTATCAACCTGTGACTGTTACATTTCATGATGACGGTAGTGATCTTGTGAGAAACATGTGGTACAACTATTTCAGTTACTACTACAAAGATCCTAGTCAAGCCTACAATGGTGGAGCAGGTACAGCAGGAACCAATGGACTTGCGGAAAATGTCAGCAGTGGATTTGATTACAATGGTAGAGATATCTATCAAAACACTCGCAACGGTAATGATTGGGGCTTTATTGGTGAAAGCTATCAAAATCCTGCGGCGTTTAGCAATGGCACTGACACCAGCGGTAAACCGCCGTTTTTCAGAGACATTAGAATCTATGGTCTAAATCAACACAAGTTTGTGAGTTATGTGCTTATCAATCCTGTGATCACAGCCTGGAATCATGATACCTTTGATTACAGTGATTCAGGTCCAATGCAGCATCAAATGACCATTCAGTACGAAACAGTGAAGTATTACAGTGGTGCTATAGGATCTAGATCGCCAGCAGGATCGGATCAACCCACAGACAGCGATGTCAACGTCAAAGGTTTTGCTGACCCATCAAGATATGATACTCAACGCAGTCCTTTGGCACGCCCTGGCAGCACAGCCAGTGTATTGGGTCAAGGTGGTTTGTTGGACACAGGTCTTGGTATCATCAGCGATCTGCAACGTGGTGGCACAGCCGGCATTCTTGGTGCGGTTCAAAAAGCTGGCACTGCCTACGGTACTTTCAAAGGCGCAGACATTGGCGGCATTATCAGAGAAGAAGCCACTGGTTCAGCCAAGGATATTATTCGTGCAGGTGCACCAGGCGCCACAAGAGCCATTATCAACAAGAGTGACAGTGTATTCTTCCCAACTCCACCCAAGCGATAAACATTAAACCATGGCATCAGTCAACGAACCAAATTTAAAAATTGATCAAACTGTGAGAGTGTTTGATGAATTCTATGGCTTTGATTCCAGCATTCCAGTTGCACAGTACGACGCTGTGTTTTCCTACATGAGATCTGTGTTTAATACTGACCAAGCTGCTGCGAACTTTACTACCACACTGTTTAGAGTCAGCGGAGAGTCAGGCATCAATGTCATGGACCTATTGCAGGAACTTCAACGGTATGGACAACCTGAACTAACTTCGGTGTTGGCTTACTATCTAAATGGACTTCAAAGTTCAGCTACGCTGCTGGGTGTTCAGGCACGTGTGTTGCCTAACAAATATGTGGCTAGAAATGTTATACCATGAAACGTTGGGCACAAGGTGTTTATGAAGTAAAAAATCCCACCAAGTACGTGGGCAAAAGCAAACCAAGATACCGATCAGGATGGGAGTTTGCTTTTATGGCATTTTGTGATAACAACGACAACATACTTCAGTGGGCCAGTGAAAGCATAAGCATTCCTTATCTCAATCCACTCAGTGGCAAACAGACCATCTATGTTCCAGACTTTTTTATCACTTATAGAACCAAGGACAACCAAGTCCGAGCCGAAGTAATAGAAATCAAACCCAAAAAACAAAGCGTAATTGAAAGCAAACAAAGCGCCCGAGATCGCGCTGCTGTGGCTGTGAATTATGCCAAATGGGATGCAGCTACCAAATGGTGTCGTAGGCAGGGTCTTACTTTTAGAGTTATCACAGAAGACGACATGTTTCACAACGGGTCCAAATAGGACCTGCCTAAATCTATGCCGGTAAATATGGCATGACACGCAAACTTGAATCTTTGTTTGATTTGCCCAGCGAACCTGACTCAGATGTGCCCACTGACACCGCTGAGTCCCTGCCTGTTACCACTGATACCTTGGCCACTATAGACAAAATTGAAGCTGCTCTGCCAGCAGTACGAGGCCTAGAAGCCAGTGATGGTGAAATGGACGAGCTAGCCAAATCCGCCATGGAGAGCTACAACAACCTTATGGATCTTGGCATGAGCGTTGAAGCCAGATTTGCCAGTGAAATTTTTGGTGTTGCCAGCAACATGCTGGGACATGCTATCACTGCCAAAACTGCCAAGATGAACAAAAAGCTCAAAATGATTGATTTACAACTCAAAAAGTTGAAAATGGATCGCGACAGTGGAACAGCAGAGGTACCCACTGCCCAAGGCGAGTTGATCGATCGTAATGAATTGCTGAGACAAATATTGGCCAATAACCAAAACCAGCAAAAAGAATAAATACTGTTATAGGATCATGACATGAGACATTTCAAAGAATATCTAATAGAAAGCGAAAAAACCTACAACTACCGCATCAAAGTGTGCGGTGAAACACCCCCTGGTTTTTTTCAAGATCTAAAAAACAAACTCTCGCAGTTTGAAGTTGTGAAAATGAGCGACGCTAAGAGCACACCAGTGCTACCGCTGCCCACTGATTTTCCTGAATTCAAAAATGAGCGAGTGAGTTTTGTGGATGTGGAGTTTCGCTATCCTGCCATTGAGCCACAGATCAAACAATTGGCACAACTCACAGGCCTTGATCCCAATCGTATAGTGATGCATACCGAAGATTACACTCAAAGCATGGGTCAAGAATACGAAGCAATTGACAACAACGATGGTCTATTGACCAATACCGATTACCCAGCACCCAGTCGTGAACAAAAGGCTCTCAGCAAGGACTATGCAGCTGACCCACACGATCATGAGGTGCTAAAAAACTCATACCGGAGCAAGTTTTCAGTGGCCGGTGGTAAAACACCTCCTGCTGAAACAACCAATGATCTGCCCATGGGCAACAAAAGTGCTATTACTGGCACCAACAAGTTACCATCAGTAAAATCTAATGCGAGATAACACATGAACCAACACGACATCTATGACATCCTTAATAAATTCCGCGCACTGGAGTCCAGTGAAGCGACACAGACCGCAGCTGATCAAGTTGAAAAACTCAACGGACTCCAGTCTCGCATTGATGAGGCCGTAGAAGAAAGTGGTCTACAAGCATACCTTGGTAAAAAGAAATATGGCGAAAAAGGCATGGCAGCATTACAAAAAGCCGGCCGCGAAGGTGCCAGTAAAGAGAAGATGGCGCAGATTCGTGCAAAGCATGACAAGATGGATGAAAGCAAGCCTGACTTCCTTGACCTTGACAAAGATGGCAACAAGAAAGAGCCCATGAAGTCAGCTGCCAAAGACGTCAAGAAGAACATGAAGGAAGCCGCAAAGCCAGATTACATTGATCTTGACAAAGATGGCAACAAAAAAGAGTCAATGAAAAAAGCCGCACAAGACGCAAAAAAACATAAAAAAGAACAAGTTAACGAACTAAGTCCAGATACCTTAACAAGTTATGCAGACAAGGCTAAAGGGCAACGCAATTGGGCTGGCGGTAGAGCCATGGCAGCAGCTCAAGGAAATCGAAGAGCAGATCCTGAAGGAAAATTTGGGCGTCTGGCAGATAAACGTGCCTCTGGGTATAGTCAAGCAGTAAGCAAAGGTGCCAGAGATCTTGATAAATCCGGACAACGGTCAAGCTGGGACTATGATACTAGTGCAACACCAGCAGCACTTAAAAGAGATAAAGGTATGGCGGAAGGCGAATACAAGGATTCACCTGCCAAGAGCAAAGTACCTGCGTTTCAACGCAAGGCCAAAGGTGGTGATTGGAAAGTCAGCACAAAAGATCTTGATGACGAAGCCAGCCGAAGTCCTACTGGACGTGCGGGACTTGAAAAAGCCAAGCGACGTCTAGGACAAATGAGCGAAGGTCTTGATAATATCATGCGTAGCATGAGTCGTGACATTGAACAATTCAAGCGCAGCGGAGAACTAACTGATGAGCTGTACAGCGCACTATACGATCACTATCGTGACGAAATGCCCTATGGTATTGCCAAGGCACGCACAGGTGATCCATATGAGTGGATCATGAGCAAGCTGGAAGATGAACTAGGCGTAGACGAAGGTAATTTGTTTACTGGCAATCTTGCCAAGGCTCGTGCTGCTGGTCTAAAGAAAGCTGACCTAGACGGCGACGGTGACATGGAAAAAGTCAATGAGCTTGATCTTAATTTGATCAAGGCCGCGCAAAAAGACGCTGCTAAAACTGTGAAACACAGTGATCCAGAAAGCGATCGTAATATTCATAAGAAGTATGGCCATCGCAGTGATCGTGACGACAGCGGCAACGATGACGACTACGATGAGTGGGGTAACGAAAAGAAAAAACGTGCGCAACCAGCCGCAGGTGAAAAGCGTGGTCGTGGACGTCCAAAGAAATACACCGCGGACAAGCCACGTCAAGAACGTGTGACAGCCAAGAGTCGTAAAGCAGATCGCACTGCTTACACCAAGAAGAAAGTAGGCGAAGAAGAGCTTGGAGAAAAAGCAGTAAGCAAAGCACAACAGCGTTTCATGGGCATGGCTCATGCAATGCAAAAAGGCGAGAAGATTCCCGGCGCCAGCAAGGAACTGAAAAAAGTTGCTAGCACAATGAAAAAAGGTGACACAAAAGACTTTGCTAAAACCAAACACAAGGGCTTGCCTGAAAAGAAAAAGAAAACTGATGAAATGACCACATCAGGCGGCGTTGCACCAGTAATGGCACCCATGGGCGTCAGAGAAAAAGCCACTGAAGAAAACAAATCACCAGCCAAGAAGGACAGCACACCCAAGAGTTCAGGTGGTATGCAGTTTGGCAAAGGAATTTATGACAGTTTCAATCGCGAACTAGAGGGCATGATCGCAGAAAGCATGCAGATCAGCACCAGCATGAATACTGACAGCCAGGGCGGACCTAGCAAAACACTTAGTATCAGTGCCACGGATCAAGATGCAGAACAACTGTTGATGCTTTTGAAAATGGCAGGACTAGGCGATCACGGTGAAACATGCCCACACTGTGGACAGAATCCCTGTGCATGTGATCATGTGGAAGAAGATTTGGCCAACAGTCCTGATGAAGTCACTGCTGACACCGAAGTTATTACAAAAGGATTGGCAGGTGGACTCAACAAGCCCAAGAGCACTGGTCAAACCACTGTGCCTGTGATCAATGTTGATCCCAAGCGTCAGGGTATGTTGGAACAACAACTTTGGAAAAAGTATCAAGGCTAAAGATGAAAAAACTGCGTGATTACTTTGAACAGCAACAACAAGTACAAAATCGTCCGGTAACGGGCGATTTGTTTGCGTTCAATCTGCGTGAAGAGGTACTGTTAGAAAGCGAAATCATTGAGCATGATCACGATAGTATTACTCTGCTAGCCGACGACACTGTGTTGGAGTTGCTGGAGGCTATTGGTGCCTTTGAAGACAAAATGATTGATGTTGATGGCACTGAAGTTGATCAATATGACTACGACACCGAAGAAGAAGTAGCAGAAGTTGCGCCGGCAAAAAAGCTAGTAACAGATTATGACAGCTGGCTGGATCAAGTCAAAAGCATGGGCGCAGATACTCACCTAGGAAAAAATCAAGTGCATGTGGTAGCACAGACCTGGGACGGAGATATCGTAGGCGAATTTCATCTGGGAAGAAACCAGGGATACATTGTGCCACGTACTATGGAAGAAAATCTACGCAATTGGTTCAAACAAAAATGGGTGCGTTTTGGTCCAGACGGTAAGATACGTGGCGACTGTGCTCGTGGTGATGATTCAGAAGGCAAGCCTAAGTGTTTGCCACAGGCCAAGGCACATGCACTGGGTAAAAAAGGCCGTGCGTCGGCCGCTAGCCGCAAACGCAGAGAAGATCCTAATCCAGAACGCAGTGGCAAGGCTATCAATGTAGCCACAAAGAAAACCAACGAAGAACAACTAGACGAACGCTGCTGGGATGGCTATGAACAACAAGGCATGAAGAAAAAAGGCGACCGCATGGTGCCAAACTGTGTGCCTGTTAGTGAACAAGCCTGTCCCCACTGCGGAGGTCCTATGTACGAGGACGAGGCCTTAGCTGAAAAACAAGATGCTTGCTATCACAAGGTACGCAGTCGCTACAAAGTATGGCCGTCGGCCTACGCATCAGGTGCCTTGGTACAATGCCGCAAAAAAGGCGCCAAGAACTGGGGCAACAAGAGCAACGAAGATCTTGAAGAAATGAATCGCATTCGTAAACTGTCTGGTATCTCTGACATGGCAGAAAACTGTGATTGTGAAGAACCAAACATAGCAGATCAAGGTGAGTATGATTATGAAGGCGACATGGCCAAAGACGATCTGCAGACCATAGTAAGAGCTGCTCGCAGACTCACAGGTATGTTAGATGACAACGAAAACATGCCAGAGTGGGTACAATCCAAGATCAACAAAGCAGCTGATTATGTAGACACAGCAGCAGACTACATTGAATCAAATCTAGCTAGAGAGCTTGAAGAAGTTGATATGGATGAAGCGAAATATCAAGGACGCGAAGTTCAACTCAACAAGCCTACAGCAGGCGATGTTAAAAAGTTCAAGGTATATGTCAAAGATCCCACAACAGGCAATGTGAAAAAAGTAAACTTTGGCGACAAAACCATGCGTATCAAAAAATCAAATCCTGCACGTCGTCGCAGTTTTAGAGCACGCCATCGCTGCGAGAATCCGGGACCAAAAACCAAAGCACGCTATTGGAGTTGCCGTAAGTGGTAATCAAGGAATAAAATATGGCCAGTCAAGTAAATGTTTATACCGGAGCACAGACCAATGTGGTATGGCGCACCGACAAAGTACAAATCAACACAGGCACCAATGCGGTTACCTTTCAGGTCAACGTAGCAAATGTGGCCAATGCTGGTGTGACCAGCGACACAATTTATAGCAATGCAGTGATCATACCTGCTAACAGCAGCATGGATATGTTTGTGGGAGTAGGCAACTTTATTACCATTGCTGGCGGCAACGCCAGTATCAGTGAACTAGGCACAGAAAGTTCTGGTAACGCTGCTGTGATGTCCTTGTAAAGAGAGCAGCATGCGAGCCAAAGAATTCATCAAAGAAGCAACAAATGCCAAACTCAGCAAAGGCAAACGATTCCCCACCCGCGGATTGAACATTTTCAGTGACGGCGATAAGTGGAACAGCGATTACACACTCAATCGTGTGATGATGGCCTTGGCTTCTACAGATGGAACTTTTGTGCCTGAGCTTAACAAACTCAGTTGGGTAGGCAAACACAAAACCGCACATCCCTATACCAAAGAAGAACAAGACATGTTGAAGATGGCCTACAAAGCAGCCGGTGCTGATTGGCACGATCTCAACAACGGTGACATGGACTCCGAGGAGCCTCCTAGTACCGACAAACAAAGTCCTATCCGGGCTTTTAAAGGTTATCCAAGATGAGAGCTCGTGAGTTCATACGTGAGCAGCGGGAACTGCCCCCTGAATCAGCCGAACCCATGAGATATGCGTATAATCTTCCAGGATTAAAAAGCAGCGATCCTTATCAAACCTACAGAATGGGTGTGGCAGTGGCCAGAGCTCGATCAGATGCCAAACCAGATGACGTAAATCCTTACAAACCGGAGTGGAGTGCAGAAGCAGCATTTGGTAAAAATGCAGTGGTAGTGGGCATGAACGGTGGTATTGGAAAAATAATCGATAAAGCTTTGCAAATGACCAATACGCCTGGTGGTAAAAAAGTGGTGAGCTCACCAGAGAGCCAAGAACCTAATTTTGTCAACAACAAAAGTGTGGTAAAAGGTTTTAAAGGATATCCACGATAATGGCTGAGCCAAATCCAAGTGAAGTAGCACCGTGGTACCTGCGTAACATCACGCAGGCACTGGAGCTTAATGCAGCCACAGGCCAGGTGTTTGTGCGTACCAATGCTGCTATTATTGGCAACGTGTCAGTGGGCAATGTTGCTATTGGTAGTCTTGGCAACGTTGATATTTCAGGCAACACACTGCCGGTCACAGTAAGTTCAGGTAATGTAACTGTGTACCAAGGCACCAGTCCATGGGTCATTACTGGCAATACCAACGTAGCTATCACATCTGGCAATGTGGGAATAAACGGCAACCTAGCTGGTATTACCGGCAACGTCACAGTTGTTGATGGTGGTGGATCAATCACTGTTGATGGCACAGTCAATGCCAATGTCACCGGTGGTAATGTTGCCATAAGTTCATTTGGTGATGGACTCAAAGATGCGTTTGGCCGCTTGCGTGTCAGCAATCCTGTTACTATATTTGATACACAGGCTAGATATTATGATCATGAACAGTTCAGTTCATCTATTACTGGTGCCACTGCCAATGTGGTCTACAATGCCAACTCCAGTTCATTTTTGTGTTCAGTGGGCACAGCATCTGGCGACCAAGTGCTTAGAGAAACTGTTAGAACTTTTACCTATCAACCTGGCAAGAGTCTGCTGATCTATCAGTCATTCTGTATGAATGAAGCCAAAGTCAATCTGCGCCAGCGTGTGGGTTATTTTGGTGCTCAGAATGGCATATACTTTGAAGTCACCGGTACTGATCTTTACATGGTGATCCGTAGCTACAGTTCGGGTGCCATTGTGGAAGATAGAGTACTACAGGCTAACTGGAACGTAGATACATTGTCTGGATTAGGTGGCGCAAGTAATCCAAGTGGTATTGAACTTAATACAGCCCTAGACCAGATCTGGTTCTGTGACATTGAATGGTTAGGTGTGGGAACGGTGCGGGTAGGATTTATCATCGATGGCAACTACGTTGAATGTCATCATTTCCATCATGCCAACGTGCCTAGTACAGCATTCGTCAATAACACCACAACCTATACCACCACAGCCACGCTGCCTTTGCGTTTGGAAATCACCAACACTGGCACTACGGCATCGCCCAGTAGCCTGCGGCAAATCTGCTCCAGTGTGATTTCAGAAGGTGGTTATCAGTTGTTGGGCAATCCGCGAGCTGCTTCACACTTGATAGGAACTCCTCGACGATTGCCCAATGATGTGAGTTTTGTACCTGTGATAGCCATTAGACTCAAACCCACTATGTTGGACGCGGTGGTTGTGCCCATTAACTACAGTATTGTACCTTTGGCTCAGAGCTTTTTCCAGTTTAGAGTTTACAAATATGCCATTACGTCTGGTGGTACTTGGGTTGATTCAGCCGCTGACAGTGCAGTACAATACAACCTAGCTCCCACAGCCTTGGTGTCAGGCGACATTGTGGAACAGAGTTTTATCAACAGCACCAATCAAAGTGCTAGTGCTCCAACACAAGAACAGTTCTCATTTGTCTATCAGTTGGAACGTGAACCATTCACTGGCGTACCCTATGAGTATGTGATCACCATGGCCACTACCGGACAGAATCAAGACATTTACGCCAGCATTGAATGGCAGGAAATGACATAATATGGCTTTCAATGCAGGTAGATCTATTATGGGTCCAAGTACCAATGATATCCATAATCGCATGGAGATTACTACCAATCATGCAGCCTTAAAATCATCAGGTAATGTTGATATTGTTGTTAATTCCAATGATGAATCTAATAAAACCTGGAGATTTCAAAACAATGGAACTCTAATTTTTCCTGATGGCACAGAACAAACCACAGCATTTAATGGCAACAATTTAACATTTTCAGAAAATAACATAGCTGGCACTAAAGGTGATGCTGGACCACCAGGACCAAAAGGTGACACTGGTTCCACTGGACCGCAAGGCATCCAAGGACCACAGGGACCTAAGGGTGATACTGGGGCAATTGGACCACAAGGACCAAAAGGCGACACCGGTGATATTGGTGCACCAGGGCCGCAAGGACCAAAAGGTGATACTGGACCAGCGGGATTAGGCATCAGTAATACCACAGTACAAAACACTATTACTCTTGGAGCAACGGTTACCGCCCCTACCACAGGCACAAGAACTGTACAGCGCATTGAATCGCAGACAGTTGGAGATAAACTACGTTTAACTTACAAACTAGGTTTTCAAGGCGGGAATCAAGGTTCAGGGGCCTACCTGTTATCTTTACCCACAGGTGTAGTATTCAACACCACCTATAATCCTCTGTATAATGGTGTCAATGCCTGGACAGGCGATGTCCATGGTATGTGTCAACATCATATTCCCACTGTTGGGGGTATTGTGCAGCCTGGTCATTGGAACAATCAAATCATGGTAGTGCCTTATGACAGCACAAGATTTAGATTATTGGTTACGAATAATCAAAACAATAGTGCTTACGAGTGGTGGCAATCTACATTTTATTGGGCAGCTTCAAACACTAGCCTAAACATTCAATTCGAGATTTGGAAATAACATGAAAAAACTTTTGACTATTTTAATATTGCTTCCTGGCTTTGTGTTTGCTCAAAAGGCGCCACAGGGCGTCACATACGACGCACAGGTTCTTAGAGTCAATGACGGTGACACAGTTGTAATATCAGCTCCATTTTTGCCTGCACCACTCAAACCAGAACTAGCTGTGCGTGTTTATGGTGTAGACACCCCTGAAAAAGGTCATCGTGCGCAGTGTGCCAGTGAAGACCAACGTGGACAAGCTGCCACGGCTTTTACTAAGAATGCAGTGGCTAAAAGTCTAAAACGCCAAGTGATACTCTATGGTTGGGATAAGTTTGGCGGTCGTGTGCTGGGTGACATGATCCTAGATGGACAAAGTCTACGTGCTATGCTAATTCAAAATGGTTACGCACGTGAGTATTACGGTGAAGCCAAACAGTCGTGGTGCCAGTGACTCTAGAACGGCTACAACAACTCAGTGGTATTAGGCCTTTTGGCAATGCTGCTCGTATGACAGCATATACACCTGAAGGATCTAACATCAGCGTCACTGGCAACGAAAAAGCAGAACTGCAACGCAAACACAATATCCAACCAGGCACTCCTGAATGGTTCCAATTATGGTTCAGCCTGCCTTATCTAACCGGTGAAAAGCCCATTAG